CATCGGGGGAGATTTTCGTAAGCATTGGCGGTCGTGGCGGAATGCTGCTATTTGGAACGGGCGACCGTTTCCAGTACCACGGTTCCTTCACGCTAGTTGGCGGGAGAATTCATCCGATTCCGATAAGGCGGAGTTGGAGCTCGAGAAGGTTCTTTCTCGGGGTGTTTTGACGATTCGTGAGTTGGATGCGTCCGAAGACATCGCTTCGGCGCGTGTTCGTTTACGTTCTGAGAGGGCTCAGCTATGAAGCTTTATGCGCTGCATGACCGTAAGTCTGAGGCGTTTACGTCCTTCCATGCCGAGAAGACCGACGCGGTCGCGTCCAGGGCTTTTGTCGAGGCTGTTCTTCGTCCTGATTCTGTCCTGGGGAAGTTTCCCGAGGATTTCGAGCTTGTGAGGCTCGCTGAGTTGTCCGAGGATTCGGGCTTGTCTCAGGATGCGTTTTTCGTGACCGGCGTTGAGGGCGGTCTTTCTTTCCACGTTGTTTTGACTGCCGTGCAGGTTCTTGCCGCGCAGCCCAAGCCCACTAATGGGGGGGTCTGACAATGGGCATTAACTTGCCGTCGCGTCGGCTAGTGTCGCAGGAAGATGCCGCCATGATTGCGCGGCCTGACATTCCGCGCTCCAAGTTCTCTGGTTCTTTCTCCGTGAAGTTTACGGGTGACGCCGGTCTCCTCCTTCCGATCCATGTCGAAGAGGTTTACCCTGGCGATCACTTCAAGTACGACATCACGCCGTTCGTGCGTACGTCTACTCCGCTGTTTCCGATTATGGATTCGCAGCGTATCGACATCCACTGTTTCTTCGTTCCGAACCGCTTGGTCTGGACGAATTGGATTCGTCTGATGGGTCAGCAGGATTCTCCTGGTGATTCCATCGCCTACACCGTTCCGAAGGTTACTTCGACGGGTTTTGGTTTCGCCGTTGGTACGCTCGGCGATTACCTCGGTCTGCCGACTATCGGTCAGGCTGCCGCTATTCTCAGCGTGAACGCGTTGCCGTTCCGCGCTTACCGGTTGATTTATAACAACTGGTTCCGCGATGAGAACCTCATCAACTCGGTGGGTGTCAATGTTGGGGATACCAATAACACCGAGGCCCAGTATGGGGCGCTTCTTCGTCGTGCGAAGTCACACGATTATTTTACGAGCTGTCTGCCCTGGCCGCAGAAGTTCGTGTCGCCGGTCATCGGCTCTCCGATCACTGGTCTTGGTGTGGATGCGGCCGCAGCTCACACCGTGGGCCCCGCTGGGTTCAAGGAGACTCCCTCCGCTACGAACACTACGGGTCTGATCACCTATCAGAACTATTTCCCGTCGAATACTGATCGTTTCATCATCAATTCGACCGGCACCGGTTCTCCCCAGGTGTTTGCTCAGACGGACGTGAATACGCTCCGTCAGGCTATGGCCGTGCAGGTCTATTTGGAGCGCTTGGCGCGGGGCGGTTCCCGCTACACTGAGTCCAACGAGAATATTTTCGGTGTGCTCAATCCCGATGCGCGCCTGCAGCGTTCGGAGTATATCGGCGGCGGTTCGACGCCGTTGCAGTTCACTCCCATCGCTCAGACGGCTCCGACCGCAGGCGTTCCCCTGGGCGCTCTTGGTGCCGCAGGTACGGCGGTGGGTGGCGTGAACGCTTCCTATGCTGCTACTGAGCATGGGTTCATTCTCTGCCTCGCGTCTATCAAGACCGAGCTTTCGTATTCCCAGGGCATCCACAAGATGTGGGATCGGAATACGCTGTACGATTTCTACAATCCCGCCTTCGCAGGTTTGGGTGAACAGGCGGTTCTTCGTCGCGAGATCTACGCGACGGGTGTTGCTGTCGATGACAACACTGTTTTTGGGTATCAGGAGCGTTGGCATGAGCTCCGGACGCACACTTCCCAGGTGCGTACCCTCTTCCGTCCTACTGCTGCGTCGAATATCGACGAGTGGCATCTCTCGCAGCAGTTCACGTCGGCGCCCACGTTGGGTCAGACGTTTATCGAGGACAGTCCTCCGATGTCCCGCGTCTTTGCTGCCGGTGCGTTGTCTGCCGGTCAGCAGTATTTGTTCGACGTCCATTTCAAGGTCGAGATGGTTCGTCCTCTTCCGACGTACGGGACTCCCGTGCAGCTCGGCCGCTTCTAATGGCCGGTTCCAGTGGGCTCCCTTGGTTGGATATGGCAGCGTCTGCCGCCGCTGTTGGCGGCGGTATGCTTCAGAATCGTGCTAATCGGCTTGAAGGGCGTACCGCTCGGCAGTTCGCCGAGCGGATGTCTTCGACGGCTGCGCAGCGCGCCGTTGCGGACTATCGCGCAGCTGGTCTCAATCCGGCCTTGGCGTACGATCGTCCTGCTTCTTCGCCTGGCGTTTCGGCTCCTCACATGGAGGATGTCGTTGGTAAGGGCATCTCCTCGGCGATGGCTGCTTCTCAGCTGCGAGCGAATATTGCGCTGACTCAGGCGCAGACTGATAAGGTTTCTGAGGAGGCTTCTATTCTTTCGCATGACCGTGGTTTGCGGGAGACCACCGTGAACGGTGAGCCTTCCTGGCGTGAGGAGCAGATTGCTCGTCGTGTCGCTGCGATGCGTGATTTGGCCCACCAGGGCCGGTTGCAGCCTGATGACGAGCGTTTGCGAGCTCTCGCGGTGCAGATGCAGCGCGCCATGCTCAAGGGCGCGCAGTTCAAGGGCCAGACGTTTGAGGATATGGAGGCTGTTCGCAATTTCATCCGCACCGGTACGTCTTCAGCCGGTGAGGCCTACCGCGCGTTCAAGGCGTGGATGGGTGCCGGTGCTGCTAGTGTTCGTGCAGGTTCTGAGGGTACTCAGCGTAAGTTTTTCAACCCCCAACATCCTCGGACTCAGTCCGAGCGGAGGCGTCCATGAGTCGAGACCCGTTTGCTTCTGGTGTTCGTGGTCAGGAGTCCATTCGGCATATGCCCGAGTATGGCCCTGGCGTTGCGTGTACCGCAGCTGAGGATATGGCGCGGCAGGAGTATCGTTTGCAGGCGGATCTGGCGTATCAGGTGCAGCGTTTCGGTGCCGGCCAGCCGTTCCAGAACGGTGCCGTCGATTTTGACATGATGGATTTGACGACCGCTATGGGCGTCATCGAAGAGGCCCACCTTGCGTGGGCTCGTTTGCCCAAGGTCGTTCGGGATCGCTATGCGTCCTGGGCGAACGTTGAGGCTGCTGCCAAGTCCGGTGAGCTTGAGCAGCTCTTGAAGACCGCAGGGGTCGAGGAGGTCTCCTCCTCGGCCCCTACGGGCTCGGCAAGCGTTAGCGCGCCAGTTCCCCTCACATGAGGGGTTTAGGGCTTCCTAGCCCTGTTTCCGCCCCATTGTGGGGCGGTTTTGAGGCGGCCTCCGGTGGTCGGGGGCCGTCCTCTTGCGCACATATACCTTTCTTGTGATATATGTGCTAAGTGGTCCCTGACCACTTTTTTTCCTTTCTCCTTCCCTGGGGTTTTTATGCGTCGAGGTTCTGTTAAGAAGTCTCAGAGCGTTTCTAGTTTTAAGTCTCGGGTGGGTAAGACCGATTCCCTCAATAAGGCCCGCAACAGGCGGGGCGGTATTCGGCTCTAATGCCCTGCATGCATCCCATCCCTGCTTTTCGCCCTGTTCCTCGGTTTTTTGATGAGCCTACGGCTTCTCGTCGGGTTGTGATCGGTTCACCGGTTCGGTCGTTTTCGTCTGATCGCATGGAGGATGTTCTTCAGTCTGCTGAGCTTTTGTTGCCCTGTGGGTCGTGCGTGGGTTGTTTAATTTCTCGTGCGCGTTCTTGGGCTATTCGTTGCTCTCTCGAGTTGCAGCTCCATCCCTATGCGTCCTTTGTGACGCTCACTTATTCCGACCGGTATGTTCCTCCGACGTTGTCCAAGGGCGATCTCTCTCTCTTTCTTCGATCCTTCCGTAAGAAGGTCGATGGGCGCGTTCGGTTTTTCGGGTGCGGGGAGTACGGCGAGCTCCGCGAGCGTCCGCACTATCACGCGCTTCTCTTCGGTTCCGAAGATTTTGAGGCCGCGCAGCGTTCTTGGGGGAAAGGATTCGTGACCATGTCTAAGGTCACGCCCGAGCGCGTTAGCTATGTCGCCGGCTATTGTGCCAAGAAGCTCGGTTTTCACCGCCCTAAGGGCGAGGAGGTGGATTTTGCCACCGGAGAGGTCTATCAGCATCAGCCTCCCTTTCTTCAGATGTCGCGTAAGCCCGGCATCGGGGGAGATTTTCGTAAGCATTGGCGGTCGTGGCGGAATGCTGCTATTTGGAACGGGCGACCGTTTCCAGTACCACGGTTCCTTCACGCTAGTTGGCGGGAGAATTCATCCGATTCC